GGTCTCGTCGCTCATCACGGCTGCCCGCCTGGTTTGCGAGACGGAGCTGCGGCGGGCATTCATCTCCCAGACATGGGAGACCTACCTCGATCATTGGCCGTGGGCCTGGGGGAATGCCGGCCCGATGTATCACGGCGGCTACATTCCCCAGACTCAGGGTTATCCGTACTCGCCGCTCTCGATGATCCAGATCGACAACCCCAACCTCATCTCGGTGGCGTCGATCAACTACATGGACGTCAACGGCGCCGCGCAGATACTCGACCCGTCTCAGTATCAGGTCGAGCCGGGCGCACCGGGCCGCATCCATGCCGCCTACGGCACGTGCTGGCCGGCGGTGCGATTCACGCCGGGCGCGATCACCGTGAACTACCTGGCCGGCTACGGCCCGGCCGCAACGGACGTTCCCGCGAATGCCCAGCTCGCGATCAAGATGATGGTCGCCGAACTGTATGAGCAACGCGAGCTGACGGCAACGCAGGCGTACCAGACGAACCCGATCTTCCAGTGCCTTCTCGCGCCGCTGGCGTGGGGCAATTACCCTTGAAGGCCCTCCAGTCCGGCATCTTTCGGCAAAGGGTCACCCTCCAGGACCTCGTCGAGATCATCGACAGTTACGGCCAGCCCGTGCAGACGTGGACCGACGTGGCGACGTTCTGGGCCGAGGTCAGGCCCCTGCGCGGTCAAGAGTCGCTCAACGTGCGTCAGATCTGGGCCACGGCCACAACGCTCATCAAGCATCGCTACCTGGGTCCAGATCTCGACCCCAGCCCGAAGCAGCGTTACAAGCTCGTCAAGGATGGGCGGATCTTCAATATCCTCGATCCTACGAACGTCGAGGAGCGAAACCGATCGATTGAGTCGGTCTGCGAGGAGCGAGTCAATTGAGCACTACGCACAAGCTGACGTTTTCGATTTCATCCGACTCGGGGGGCACTCCATTGTCGGGCGTCCAATCCGAGGTCGGGGCGACCGAGATCAGCTTTGATCAGACCTACGGGGCCAGCTTGACGGACCAGCTCCTTACGATCGCCTTCACGGCGGCGAACGTGCAGAGCGTTTTCCTGCTGTCGGATAAGGGCCTCAAGATCGAGACGAATAACGCCACGACGCCGACGGATACAATCAACCTCAAGCCTGGCTCGCCGCTCGCATGGAGCAAGTCGGAAGGTTATTCCGCCAATCCCTTCACGGCCAACGTCACCGCGTTTTACATCACGACCACCGTCGCGGCGAGACTCCAGGGCAAGATCCTGACGACATAACGGGGTTTCCATGCCAGACACTAAAGCCAGCGCACTCGCGGCCGGCACAGTCCTGCACCCGCCCGACCTCATTATCGGCGTCGATGTCACCGATACGAGTATGGCGGCATCGGGCACGACCAAATGGTACAGCCCGGCCATCGTCGCGGCCGGGCTCCCGGTCTTCGGGGCCTCGGGCGGCAGTCACGCGCAGGGCGTCGTCCCCGATCCTGGGGCGTCGGCGGGCACGACCCGCTATCTCCGCGAGGATGCGATCTGGTTCGTTCCACCAGGCGGCGGCGGCGGCACGCCGGGCGGCTCGACCGGGCAATTGCAATACAACAATGCCGGCGCGTTCGGCGGGGCCGTGGACCTGGCGGTGGGCGCGAATGGCCAGCTCGCGTTCACGGCGATCAGCGATCCGACACCCGGCGCAGGTGATGTGTGGTACTCGGCCAGCCAGGCGGTCCTCTCCTTTGTCGATGCGGGATTGACGACGCGGGCGACGGGGGTGTTGTGGCAGGGGCTCAGCGCGGGCACCGCGGTCGCCAACTCGACGTCGCTCACATCGCTGCTCGCGGGAATCGGCACCCAGCAAGGGTCGCTCACGCTCCCGGCCAATTCGCTCAAGGTCGGCAAGTGCTTCCGGTTCCACATCTTTGGAACGGTCGGCAGCACGGCCTCGCCGACCTTGACCGTCCAGATTTTGATGGGGTCCACCATCATCATGCAAGGGACATCGACGGCTCTGGGCACTGCGGGCTCTGGGCTGGGTTGGTACATGCAGACGCCGGCCATCCAGATCCAGGCGATCGGGGCTTCGGGCAAGGCCATTGGGTGCGGCACGCTGGCGATCTTCCAGTTAGGCACCGTGGGCATGGGTGCCACCGGGCTCAATACGGCTCCCGCGCAGGTCACGGTCGATACCACGATCAGCCAGACCTGGGACGTGAAGGTGCAATGGAGTGCCGCCAGCGCATCCAACACGATTCAGTTCCTGGGTGGATTCCTGGAAGTCTTTGGTTAGTCGATGTCCGATAAACTCCTCCTCGAATCCGGTTCGGTCCTGCTCCTGGAAGACGGATCGTTCCTCCTCCTGGAATCCTCGCCTACCGACTGGTCCGCGTGGAAGTACAGCCGCGCGCTCACCGATTCGGCCGCCACGGCGCTCACGAATTTCGTCGTCAAGGTTCCTCTGACCTCGGCCAACTTCGATTTCTCGCTGGCGAAGGCCGATGGGTCTGACTTGCGGGTATTCGATGTGACCAGCGGGGTAATCCTCCCACTTTGGCTGCTGGACCATGACAGTGTAGGGCAGACCGCGACGCTCTACTACAAGTCGATTAACACCAGCCACGCGCACACGCTCTACTATGGCAACCCCGCGGCACCAGCGGTGAGTAACTTCGCGGCGGTCTTCACGCATGGCACGGGCTTTGACTCGGGCTGGGGCGACCTGGCCACGGCCGTTGCGGGTGCGGGCGGGGCAGCTACGCGCTATCCGGGGACGGCGGGGCCGAACGATCCGCGAGACTACATGTTCTGGCGACTTCAGGAGACGCCCACCCTGAGCATCACGGACCTGCCCTCCGGGGCTCAGACGGGTTACACGGGAATCAGGGAGTTCAATCTGATCCGCGACGGAGCCACGAACCGAGTACTCAAGATTGGCGGTCTCTATTACGCGACGTTCAGCCGGCGGCCACCCACGAATAGCCTCACCATCGACGGTTGGATCTGCTCCAGTACAAGCAAGACGGGTCCCTGGTCCAATTTCTCGCAGATGTGGACGACGGGAACCGAGCACCTCAATTATGGTTCCTCGTGTCTCAAGGTCGGCTCGACCTACTACCTCTACGTGACCTATGGCTGGGCCAATGGCGGCGGCAATACACCGGGACTGGTGATCAAGCTCCGCACGTCCACCGATCTCGTGACGTGGGTGGATCAGGGCACAGTGATTGCGCCCGCGATCTTCAACGATGCGGTGAGTGGGCCAGGCACCGACATCGGCAACCCCTGGATCATGCAGTGCGCCGACGGGATTTACATGCTCGTCGTGGAGGGTTATGGCAGTAGTCACATCTGGGCCTGCTACGGGGCAACCTCGACGAATCTCACGACCTGGACGGCCCTTAATTCCGGTAATCCGCTCCTGGCGGCGGGGGCGGGAGGCACCTGGGAGGTCAATGGTGCCGCCAACCCCAAGTGTTTCCAGATGCCCGATAATACGTATATGATGATGTACAATGGCTCTGATGATGTGGCCAACTTCGACTGGCAGATCGGCTTCGCCTATGCGGCCGCGCGCGCGGGGCCTTACACCAGGCTCGCGGCCAATCCGGTGGGCGGGCATCTGCCGGGCACGTACGGCATGGAGACGGCTCATCTGTCCTGGGATGAGGACGGGACGAGCTATTTCAACGTCGTGCAGCGGTTCGACACGACTAGCTCCACGGCTCATGCGTTTTTCATCTACCCGGAGAAGCTCCAGGGCGGTCTCCTCCTCTCGCGTGATCCCACCACGCCGGCCGATGGGGCGGCGACAGGTCGTCTTCTGGACGCGGGTAATTTCACGGCCGAGGCACGCAGTGTGATCCTGGCGCACCGCAGCAACGGCGGTACGCCGATTCTGCTCGGGCTCTGGAATGCAGCGACTTTGCCCACGCCGGGCACCAGTGCCAGCCTGGCCGCAATCCGGTGCGTGGAGATCGAGCGGAACACACACGATCGGCCGACGCCTGGCGATGTGTATCTGTTCTATTACGACTCGATCGACGGCAGCCGTCATTCCTGGAATGGCTCGGCGTGGACCACGGGAGCGACCACGTTTGCCAGCGACTATGCCCGCGAGGTCATCGCGCGAATCGCCGACGATGGCACCAGATATATCCTGACCGCGCTCTATGCCGACGACGGAACCGTGATCGCGGGGCCAGCCGCGATCGTCAAGGGTGCGGTGCGGCCGATGCCAGTGGGCCGCATGCTGCTGGCGGGTGATCCGTTCACGGATAGCTGGTGCCAGGCGATCTACCTCCGCTACGTGCAGGTGCGGCCCTACGCGGCGACCGAGCCAGCGATGGTCACGGGGCCGCGGATCGGTGGTGCGGTTATCCCCTTGCCTCTCTTTTCGCAGATGGTGGCCTAACATGCCGGTCAAAGGTGCAGCGATCACCGTCCAATACGTCGCGTGGAATACAAGTACGAACGTAGGCCAGACGGGCGATGCGGCGAACCATGCGATCCGGGCCGTGGGGGATGGGAACGAGTTCACGCCGGCGGCTGCGCCGGTCCAGGTTGACGCTACCAACATGCCGGGCGTCTACAAGATCGCCATCGCGGCGGCCGAGAATAATTATGATCTGGTCACGCTGGGAGGCAAGTCGGCAACGGCCAACATCGCTCTCTTGCCGATCACCTGGACCAACACCGCGAGCGTCCCGCAAACAGGTGATTCCTACGCGCGGATGGGGGCGAACGGCGCGGGCCTGACCTCGGTGGGCCTGGGGGCGGCCGGCCTCGATCAGATCCCGGTGACCGATCCCGGCGGGGTAGCAACGACATTCCCGCGAATGATGGTTCAGGTCTGGCGTCTTTGGTTCCGGCGATCAACCAAGACAACGGCGGATCAATCGATCAGGACCTATGCTGATGACGGAATAACGGTCAGGACAAGTCAAGGCTATACCGACGATGGTGCCGGCAATCAGACTCGGGGCGCGGCGAGCTGATGGACCTGCTCTCGGTTTCGGGCTCGATCTTTCAGCCCTTCGACGCAGGGATACGTGTCACCGCTCCGGGTCATGGTGTGGGGCCCGACCTGCTCTCGCTTTCCGGCTCGATCTTCCAGCCCCTCGACGCTCTCGCCGGCAATATTGCCCAGGCTCCTCGACCACTCCAGCTCCGAGAGGCGGTTTATGCGCGACTCGCAAGCTCGCCAACGATCACCGCCCTGGTCGGCGCGCGGATCTACATCGGGGCGCTGCCGCAGACGATCAATCTCAAGATCGGGCCGGCTCTCACTTATATGGTGATCTCGCGGCCGTATGGCCACATCCTGACCGGCTCCGACGGCACCAGCCAGGCCCGCGTACAGATCACCGCGCACGCCTACCAGCAAGCGACGTGCGATCAGATCATCCAGGCCGTGCGCGACTCTTTTGATGGATTCGTTGGCTCGATCGGCGGGCTGGTGATCACCGCGAGCATCTTCGATTCCGAGATTGATATCCCTTCGCCGCCCTTCGCCGGCACGGATCAGTGGAGCTACGCGATTGCCGCTGATTTCCAGCTCAATCACCGTGTCTCACTTCCCGCCAGCCTGAATTAGGAGTTGCCAATCATGCCTACTGTCCAACCGGCGGCGGGAACAACGCTCGCCTTCGATCCGACAACCCCGCTCACCTATGTCACCATCGGCCTGATCACGAGCATCTCAGGGCCCGAGTCCGAGGTCGGCTCGGTCGAAACCACCGTCTTGACCAGCACGCGAAAGACCTATCGCTACACCATCGTTGATCCCGGCGAGCTCTCCTTCGAGCTTGATTTCGACCCCACCGATGCGGCGGTCCACGCCAAGCTCGCCGCGCTCCAGGATGTGCCGGCGATGCACTCGTGGCAGATCACCTATCCCTGCTCGGGCACTCCCAAGAAAGCCACGATCGACGGCTTCCTCACCAAGTTCGCCCCCAGCGCCGGCGGGGTTGAAGAAAATCTGACCGCGGCGGTCACGATCAAGCTCACCGGCGCCATTGTCTGGAGCTGACATGCTTACGCGAATCAGTTTCCTCGCTCCACAGCCCCTCGAGCGGCGCCCGGTCATGGTGCCCGGTCTGGGGAGCTGCTTCGTCCGCGCCATGTCCGCCGGCGAACGCGATGAATTCGAGGTTGCTCACGCCAAAGGCAAGTCCCGAGACTTCCGCGCCCGCCTGGTCGCCTGCACGGTCTGCGATGAGGACGGCGAGCTCGTCTTCTCGACCGCCGACATCCCGGCCTTGTCGGCGTTGCCTGCGGCGACCTTGCAGCCGCTGGTGGCCGCGGCCGTGGAAGTGAATCGGCTCTCCGAGGCCGATGTCAAAGACCTGGAGGAAGCGGCAAAAAACTCATCGAGCGGCCCCAACGGCAATTCCTCTTCAGACTCGCCCTCGCCCTCGGCCGAACGGTCGCCGAACTCGAAACATCTCTCTCCGATCGCGAGCTAGAGGAATGGCTCGCGTTCAATCGCCACGTCTGCCCCTTGCCCAGCCCGGCCGAGCACGCGGCGCAGATCTGCGCCGTGCTGGCCAACATCTGGGGCAAGAAACGATACGGGCCCGAGGATTTCATTCCGGTCGTGCGGTCGGGCCGTAGGCCTGCGGGCCAGCAGCTCACGGCCGAGGAATCGGTCGCGTGGCTCCAAGGAGTGCTGGGTGGCGGGATCGATTGTGGTAACGGGGATCAAGGAGATCGACCGGGCGCTGAAGGAGCTGGAGCCGAAGATCCAGCGCAAGGTCCTCCGCCAGGCGATGCGGTCGGGAATGAAGCTGGTCCTCCAGGACGCTCTCATGCGGGTGCCAGTCCTCACGGGCCTCTTGAAGAAAAACATCAAGCTCCGGGCGATGAAGCGGAAGCGGAACCGCCAGGGCCTCCAGGTTCAGGTCAGGTCTGACGAGGGCCTGGTCAAGGTCTCCAAGGCGGGAACGCGGTACTTCATTCCCGCGGCGGTCGAATTCGGCCACGGCACCGTTCCGCCGCATCCGTTCATGCGGCCGGCTTACGACCTGCGGGGCCCCGAGGCCAGGGATACCACCATGCACGAGCTGCTCGAAGGCGCGCTCCGGGAGGCGAAGGGTTAACGAGTTGATAAAAGGCAACAAAGCTTTATGCGTTGACTTGATTTGGGTATAATGACGGAAGACGATCGGCCACTACACCGATCGCCCTCCTGACCACAACCCTGACTATGAAGGAGTCACGGCAATGGCTGATCCCAAGTCTATCAAGTCGGGCATCTACTGCATCACCTGCGTTCCCACCGGGAAGGTCTATGTGGGTCAGTCAGTTGATATCGCGAACAGATGGGCAAAGCATAAATCGGACCTGAGA